AGAAAAAATAATGGCATATACAAGCGGTAATTCTACTTTTAATTTAGATTTAACTGAATTGGTGGAAGAGGCATTCGAAAGATGTGGCTCGCAGTTACGCACTGGATATGATCTTCGCACGGCAAAAAGGTCTATCAACCTATTAACGATTGAGTGGGCTAACCGCGGCATTAACTTTTGGACAGTAGAGGAAATCTCTATTCCATTAGTATATGGCCAAGCTATATACCCAGTTGGAGCTGATACTATTGACATCTTAGATTTGGTTACTCGCACCAATAATTCTCAGGCAAACAATCAGCAAGATATCAATTTAAATCGTATTTCAGAGTCTACGTATTCTACGATTCCTAATAAGCTGACTTATGGCCGTCCAATTCAAGTTTGGTACAACCGTCAAACCGGTAATTCCAATATTTATGCTGGCGTAACCTTGGCGGCTTCTTTGACCCCGTCGGCTACCACAATTACCCTGAGTTCTACCTTTAATATGCGGTCTACTGGATTTGTCCAGATTGATAGCGAGATCATTGGTTATGTCAATATTTCAGGAAACCAGCTTTTAAACTGCTACCGCGGGCAGTACAATACTACAGCCGCGTCACATAACGTGGGAGCAGCGATTTACGACCAGCAATTACCCAGCTTGGCAGTATGGCCTACCCCAGATAATGGAACGCCGTATACGCTCGTTTATTGGCGTATGAGAAGAGTTCAAGATTCTGGAACAGGTGTGTATGTTCAAGATATTCCATTTAGATGGATTACTTGTTTAGTAGCTGGACTGGCTTATTACTTGTCTATGAAACTGCCCGGAATGGATATTCAGAGAGCGGCAGGCCTAAAAGCTGAGTATATGGAACAGTTGCAACAGGCTATTGAAGAAGATAGAGAAGATGTATCAATTAGATTTGTACCGCGCAACTTGTTTTACGCGAGGTAAGTATGCCAACTAAGTATGCTAGTGGCAAACACAGTATTGCGGAATGCGATAGATGTGGTCAAAGATATAAGTTAGTTGAGTTAAAAAAGCTAACCATCAAGACCAAATTGGTCAGCATTAAAGTTTGTCCTGAGTGTTGGGATCCAGATCAGCCACAGTTACAACTTGGCTTGTATCCAGTAAACGACCCTCAAGCCGTGCGGGAACCAAGACCTGATATTAGTTATTACGCATCTGGTCCTAACGGTTTACAAACGCAGCAGGGCGGCGGAACAAGCATTACACAGTCGGGTTATCCAGAAGGCGGTAGTAGAGTTATACAGTGGGGATGGTATCCTGTAGGTGGTTCTAGTGGATATGATAGAAGTCTCACCCCGAACTATTTAGTAGCAAAAGGCAATATTAATTCAGTAACAATTACGACAGCGTAGGAGTAAAAATGGCAATGCAAAAACAACGTGGTGTTAAAACTGACGAACCCTTTAACCCAAAAAATGTAGAAGACAATATGAAAAAAGGTGGAAAAGTTATGGAAAAAGAATCCAAAAAAGCAGATATGAAAATGGACAAAATGGTCGCTGACAAAGAGATCAAAAAAGCCATGAAAGAACACGATGCTCAAGAGCATCCCGGAAAACATACCAAGCTTAAGCTCAAAAAGGGCGGCATGGATGTTAAGAAAATGGCTAAGGGTGGTGTAACCCAATCTAATCTACGCAGCATGGGTCGCAATATGGCTCGCGTTGCTAATCAGAAGTCTAGCTCAAGAGGTCGTTAATATGGCAATCGCAAAAAATGTAAAGCCAACAACCAAGAATTCTTCAAAATTGGTAGTTGGTAAAAACCGTGATGACAAACCAGCAAGTGATTATGCCCGTCCACACACAATGGCAGGCAAAGTAATTGATGGTACAGAAGTTATGGAAATGGGCGACTATGCAACTGAGAAGTCAGCCAAGACCGCTAACATTAAAGACCCACTACCACCAAGCGCAGTAAGCTGGGGTAAAGGTACAACCAAAGAAGATGGTCTTGAAACACGCGGTAATGGTGCAGCAACTAAAGGTCGTATTGCTCGTGGACCAATGGCTTAAGGGTAAACCCTAATGAACTATGAGACTTTGTTTAACAATATACAAACTTATGCTCAAACCAATGAGCCTACATTTGTTGCCAACATTCCGTTCTTTGTTGAACAGGCTGAAACTCGTATTTACAATTCGGTTCAAATCCCGTCATTACGCAAAAATGTAACAGGAAATTTAAGCTCAGGAAACCAGTATTTAACTTTGCCGTTTGACTGGCTTTCCACTTATTCTGTTGCAGTAATTGATAGTAGCAATAACTACACCTATTTAATTAACAAAGATGTTAACTTTATCCGTGAAGCATATCCCAATAACGGTTCTACTAGCTGGAGTTTACCTAAGTACTACGCTATTTTTGGCAGCTCTACTCTTAATGTTAATGAGTTAACCGCTATTGTTGGACCTACTCCCGATTCTGCGTATGGTGTAGAGTTACATTACTTTTACTATCCAGTATCAATTGTACAAGGTGTTATTTCAACTTTATCAGCATCCTTTACTGCGGGAACTTTGTATAGCCCCGGTTTGTACCAAAATATTCCACTTACGGGTGGGTCTGGATCTGGCGCAACTTGTGATATTTTGGTTAATGGTTCTGGTAATGTGTCAACTGTGACATTAGAAAATGGCGGTAGTTTCTATCAAGCTGGAGATGTTTTGAGCGTAGCATCATCTAATATTGGCGGAACAGGATCAGGGTTTACCATTAGTGTTCTTGCTGTTAATAATGCCCAAGGTCAAAGCTGGCTTGGTGACAACTACGACCCAGTGTTATTTTATGGTGCAATGCGGGAAGCTATGCTTTTCCAAAAGCAGGAACAGGACATCATTAAGTATTACGAAGACAAATATCAAGAAGCTATAGCTGAAATGAAACGTCTTGGTGATGGTCTGGAGCGTGGTGATGCTTATCGTGATGGTCAGACTAAATTAATGGTTAAAACATAATGCCAATCGTTCAAGGTCAAACTACGTTATTTAAAGCCAACATTTTGTCTGGTTTGGAGAACTTTACTTTAAGCTCTCCTTATGCTTACAAAATTGCACTTTATACCGCTAATGCCAATTTAAACAATACAACCACCGTTTATACAGCTACAAACGAAGCAACGGGCGGTAGTTATGCTGCGGGCGGTCAAGTTTTAACTATTTCCAATCCACCTACACAAGATACAACCAATAATACGGCTTTTATCTCATTTAATAACGTAACATGGACTGGAAATATTACCGCAAGGGGTGCGCTCGTTTATAATAGCACCACAGGAGCGGCTTGTTTTATATTGAATTTTGGTAGCGATATTACCAGTTCAAATACTTTTACCGTTACCTTCCCAACGGCAACATCAACCACAGCAGTACTGACAATTAGTTAAGGAGTTTTAAATGGAAAAATCAAATTTTGGAGACATCAGTACCGCAATGGTAACTCGTGGTGCTGGCTCTGATGAAACTATTGGTATGCAAGGCTTCTATGAAGTCACTTGCTACGATAAAGACGGCAATATTAAATGGCAGGACAAGGCACCTAACTTGGTGACTGCTGCTGGTAAAAGTGCTTTGTTTGACTATTACTTTGGTCTGACTGGCACAGGCGGCGGAACAGCTTCTGGTGCTAACTATCTTGGTTTAGTATCTTCAGCATCTGCTACTGCTAACTATTTCCAGTCTGACACAATGGCTTCTCATGCTGGTTGGTATGAGCCACCTGCAACTGTTGCGGCAGCTCGTCAAGCACCTAACTGGACTGCATCTACTAATAACGGTTCTGCATCTCCATCCAATATCGTTTCTAAAGCAGCTAACGCTTTAACATTTAGTATGTTGTCAACAGCCACTATTTTTGGTTGCTTTATTAACTCTGGTACTGGCGCAGGCTCAACAATTAGCTCTACTGGTGGTGTTTTGTATAGTGCTGGTAACTTTACCGCAGGAAGCAAAATTGTAGCAAACGGCGATAGTTTAGCAATTACCTATACTACAACTGCTACTAGCTAAGGAGTCCTAAATGGCTCTGGTGCTAGCTGATCGCGTACAGCAAACTGGTACAGCCAATACCACTGTAAGCTTCAGTCTTACAGGATCGGTTACTGGCTTTCAATCTTTTACCGTAATTGGTAACGGAAATACCACCTATTATTCTGCCACGGATGCTACAGGAAACTGGGAAGTAGGTATTGGCACGTACGCAACAGGCGGAACACTAACTCGTACTACTATCCTAGCTTCATCTAACTCAGGGTCAGCCGTCACTTTTAGCGGAACAGTTAACGTATTTGTCACTTATCCTTCTGAAAAGTCAGTCAATCAAGATGCCAATAATCTGGTAGCTATTCCATATAATGGCTCTAGTTCTACCATTGGTTCTTTAAACGTGGGTGGCAGTACGGGAACCGCAGATACTGGATACATTGCTACTTTTGTAGGAAATGCTAGTACTTACGCTTATACGTTTACTCAAAATACCAATTCTGGAAATACCGCATATGCATCACATACTGTAGGTAATAATGCCTACGGCACTACTGGTGCATATATTGATATGGGTGTAAACAGTACAACCTATAACGCTACTGCCGCTGGTTATCCAATTAATAGTCTTTCATTACCCAATACTACCTTTATTGAATCTACTAATGGAGATATAGCAATTGGTTCATGGGGTGCTAATGCGG